ACGCATTGCGCCATTCAATGTACCAACAAACTTAGTGTTTGTAGGAGCTTCGAATGTACCTTCTGTTGTACGAGCAAATGCGCTAGTTGTAGCACTTTGTAGTACTGTCAATGCAGCTGGACTTACAACTGCCCAGTTACCAGCACCACGACGTGTACGCTGAGCGATCAAGTTAGCTGTACGGTTGATTAGAACTGCTAAAGCAGCGTGTTCATCACCAACGAATGTAGCTGTACCTGAAACTGCAGCTTGGTCAAATGTGTAATCAGTTGCAGCTAGAGCACGTAAAGAAGCCAAAATTTCTTGGTCGATCTCAACTGTGATCTCTTGTGCCAAAGCAGCCATGATTTCAGCTTCAACATCTAAACCGTGCATAGACTGAGCGTCTTGTGCAGCTTCAAATGTCCAACGAGCTGATAACTTACGTGTTTTAGCTTCTACAACTTGTTTCAAGATTTGAACGTTGATACGGTTACCTGCTACGCCTTCAAGAGCTGCTGTAGAAGTAGCTTGTGAAGTTGCAGAGTTACCAGAGTATGCTGTTGCAATCTTGAATGGGCTTAGTGCCTCATCGCCAGCAGCTGCGCTGTCGTTGCTGTTTGTAGCACTAACGCTATCAGCATAACGAACACGCAATGTGTGGATTTGAGCAACTGGGCCAGTCATTGGCTGAACACCAACGATTTCGTTAGCGATAACTGTTGGCATAACACGACGGATAACTGGTAGAATTACACGGTTTAGTGTAGCTACGTTACCTGCTTGTGTTGAGCCAGCTGTTGCGTTTTCAGCTAACATTTTACGAGTGTTTTCTAAGATTACACCCATTGTTGTACGACGTGAACCGTTAAGTCCTTCTAACAGGGCTTCTTTGGTCTCGCCCCAACGGCTTTCTAATAATGCTTGTGTCATGATATTTCCTCTTTCCTTTTAGGGTTTATTTAAGCCCTGCTAAACGTTTCATTTCAAATACATTAGTTTGCACTTCTGTAGCTTGACCTGTAACGGCAGTTTTAGCAGTTTTATCACCAGTTACTACTGCACGACTCTCGGTTAACATAGCTTGCTTTTCAGCAACTACTTTAACTGTAGAATTATTTAGTACAGCTGGTAGATACTTTTCGTATGCAGACTGAAGACGATCGGTCTGTACACTTTCGAGTAGGTCACGCATGATTGCTGACTTCTCTTTGTTCAAAGGCTTCAACATTTCTGCAAGGCGGTCCTTGCGTTCTGCTGACTCTTTGATAATCTTGATTTCTGTTTCTTTTGATTCAACTAGAGCTTTCTTGTCTTCAATTGCTGATACTGCTTCAGACAACTTCTGAGCCAAAGTACTTACAGTACCTTGTAACTCACGGATCTGCTTGTTCTCATTTAAATGAGTACCAGCAAACTCGCTTGCGAATGCTTCAAATAGACGACGGCCAAACATATTCTCGCGAGCAATTTGGATATCTTCTTTTAGTTGAGTCAATTCTGACTCTAACGAACTGGATACAGCCTCTTGAACAGCAGCGGCAGATTGTTTTACAAATTTAGCTTGTAGTTCAGCTAGTTTAGCTTTACCTTCAGCAACTAAACGAACCTTAGTTTCCACTACGGCACGCTTGTCTGCTTCAAACTCTTTGATTTCTTCTGCTAGCGCACGGATTGTAAAGTTTTCCAACTTGGCAATCGCAGCTTCGTAAGTTTTACGATCTGCACGTAGTTCACGAATTTCTTCTGATAGTTTTGCTACCATGAAATTGTCAAACTTGCTGGCGCTTTCAACCATTGTGCGTTTAAATGCAACACGGTCTTCTGCTAATTGTTTTTTTTCGTCTGCAAAATCTTGTAGTTCTGCAGTGAGAGACTCTGTAACCATTTTGTCTAGAGCTTCAACCATAACTTGCTTGTCATGCGAATAACGTTGTGCGAATTCTTCACGTAGTTCAGCACGTACTTGTTCTTTGGCTTCAGAAATACGAGCTTCCCAAGCTTCAGAAATTGCAGTACGAGTTTCCTCGTTAATAATTCCGTTATCCAACAATGGTTTGATAGCATCTAACATTGGATATTTCTCCTATAGTTTTAAATCTTTGATTAAGGCTTCGATGCCTTGTTTCAGGTACTTCTGTACTTTTTGATCTTGAGCGGCTTCACGTGCCGTTTCAAATACCTGCATACCACCACGCATATTCATCAGGCCTTCATAGATGGCTTTTGGATAAGCATGAGGTGCGCTAGGCTGTGCTACGATGTCAACGGTAATGATTTCAAAATCACTAACGTGTCCACTTCCTTCGTTAACATTACCAGATCCACGGCTGCTAACACCTAGTTTGACGCCACTTGTGACCATGGCTTCTACCAGTTTGCCCATTGGGGTTGGTAATACTTTTAATTTTCCGTGACCTGCAGGGCCATCCATCCACATTTCTGTGATCATATGGCTTACACGGTCTAGGTTAATTTTTAAATCATCTGGATGGTCCACTTCGCCGAGTACGCTGTGACCGGTTTTGATTTGTTCATTGATAGTTGACACGGCTTTTTGAATTTCATGAACAGGGTATACTCGTTCGTTGGCGTTTTTGACACCACCTTCAATGAATATACCCTTCATATAGAGATCTTTGCCTTTGCCGTCGGCAGAATCGCTGTGTTCAACAACGATACCTGCACGGTCAAAAGTCAAATTCTCTTTTAGGTACAAAGCCATTATCGTTTCCTAATTACTTCTTGCCAGTATTTTGTACTTGAACTGATTTCTTAGCTACAGGCAGTTTGCCGTCTGTAGTTTGGCCTTCAGCGCCGTGCTCTTTACTGTATTCTTTACCTGTGGACTCTGGGCTACCAGCTTTGCCACCTGGAACGTTACGGTTACCAGATTTGATTTCGCCTTGGCCTTTTGTGTATTCGTTACTTGCTTTGGTTGGGCTTGTACCATCTTGGTTAGAAGTTGGGCCAGTTGCTTTAACTACTGTGCCACCAAAATCAGCGCCTGGGCCTACTGAGCCTGGCTTGGTGTTAACTGCTGTCTTCTTACCAGATGAACCAACTGCTGTACCTTCAGCTGTGTCGCCTTGACCGCCGTAGATATCGCCGATTGTTTCAACGTACTCACGCATTAATTCTGTAGCTGTTTTAGCAACTTTACGTGATTCGTCAGTTTTCTTTTTAGCAAAAGGATTACCGGATTCTTCTTCTTCCTCTTCCTCTTCTTCTTCTTCAGCTTCGAACATTGCTGGCTCTTCGTGACTTTCTTCGTCGCCGAAAGCTGGCTCTTCGCTGTCCATACCTGGCTCTTCAGCTGGCATTTCGTTGTGGCCGTCATCGCCCATGATTTCATCAAACTTAGCCAATAGCTCGTCTAATTTGGAATCAATGTTCATTACTTTGTCTTCAATTTCTTCGTGGTCTTGTTCTTCGTCGCCAAATGCTGGCTCTTCGCCTTCTTCGTCACCAAAAGTGTCGTCGCCGTCTTGATCACCACCAAGTTCTAATTCTGCGCCTTCTTCGTCGTCTTCACCCATTGCTTCTTCGGTGCTGACTTCGTCGACCATGTCTTCAACTTGATCACCGGCTACAGCTGGTTGCTCAAAGTTCTCTTCCACAGACTCTTCGTCCATGATAGATTCATAAATGGTGCGGCTTTTTTCTACTACGATGTCGTGAAACAAATCACGTGCTTTAGAGTCTTCATCATTGATGATGTACTCGATTAATTTTTCAAACTTGTTCATATAGGAACTCCCTTTAATAAAATAGCTTTGTTAGTTATTTACTAAAGTACATACATTTCTACCGTTAAATAGGTATATTTTGAAGTTTTTTACAGGATTGTTACAACAAATTGAATTTTTGGCTTATAATCCGCCAGGAGCGCCGCCTTCAGCAGCAGGTTGATATTGTTTGGCTACTGCTTCTAATTTCTTTTCGTGTTCTAGTTTACGAACATCGTGACTTTTTCTCAGCTGATTTAGGTGTGCCAGTGTGAGTCTTGTTTTGCGACTATCAGACATTTTAAGAGTGCTTTGATCACTCTTTTCGTCATGATAGCCTTCGGGTGCTGGGTCAAATAATTCCATGATATTCATACGAGTATTTAACCCTTTTTGTTTAAATTGGGCTGGCTGCGCCTGCTGGACCACCGGGTGCAGCGCCGGCTGCAGGAGCTGCTCCACCTTCTGGACCACCTGGAGCTGGGCCACCGGCTGAGTCAGAGCCAAGACTTTCCAAGTCAGCATTTACACCGCCCGGGCTGATGCCCACACCACGTAGACCTGGGGCATCCGGTTGTGCCAATTCGGTATCACCGCGTTCTTCTGCCCAGGCCTGTTCGTTTTCACTAATTTCCTGTTCAGTCATGCCTAGATAGCGTTTCATTAGCCAACGCTTGCTGAAGTATGGCATTGGTTCCAGCTGTGCAAATGTGGCAATACGAGCAGAGTCAATGTCGGCCTGGCGATATTGTGCAAAGTTCTGTGGTTCATTGAACGCTAATTCAAACAGGCTGCCGTCAATATTAAAGCCTCTCCAACGCATAAACAGTTTGAATTCGGCATCTAGCTTGTCAGCAATCATGTTCTGCAAACGCTGGCAATACTGGTTAAAACGCCATTCTTGTATGAGTGCTGTGCCTACACGACCGTCGGTATATGCTTGGCTACCATCTTCTGCTGTGGTAGGCAAATAGCTTGACGGAATACGCAGGCCGCGGAACAGCTTGTTGGTAAAGAATCGCAAGTCTGTGATTTCGCCTAGGTTACTACCACCTGGTAGCACATCTACACTACTTCCGCGGCTGTCAGCTGTTTGTGGGAAGAAATAGTCTTCGTTTGTGCTTAAGGGATTGTATGTGGCATCCATCATGTTGGCGCCGCCTTGTCCAGTTTGTGTGGGAATACGACGTTGATGGATTTCGTTTTTGATACGTTCCACAAAGGCCATGGCCATGTGGCTGGGCATATTGCCCACGTCAATTTTGAAGATTCTGCGTTCTGGAGCACGTTGTACACGATAGATAATGATCGAATCTTCCAGCAATTCTTTTTGTTTAAACACTTTGAAAATGTTTTCCAACACTGAGTTACCAAACGGCCAATACACATCTAAGCCTTCAGTTAGGCTCACGTGCATCACGTGTTCAGCATTGATAGCAGCTTCGTTTTTGGCATGACTGAAACGACTGCCACCACCAAACGGACTTTGTGGTTGTACATAAGCGCCCGATGGGCCACCCACCTGCGGATGATTCATATAGGTATCTGTGGTAGCCACTGCTGTCACAGTCAGGTTCATGAAATTGGGGTTTAGATCTTTGATCAAGTATTGCTCGGGCTTTTTACCTTCGCCTTCGTTCACAATAACTTTGGTAACTTTTGACATTTCTGTCCAGTACAACTTGAAGTTTTCCGGGTCACGAATAAACACCTGATCGCCGTATTTGAACACGTTGCGAACAATTTTGAATATGCGTTTGTTGAATTCGTTTAGGGCCACCCACTGTTGCAGTTGCTCTTTGATAATGTTTACTTCATTGTCGCTGGGTTGCTCTTTGTACTTGATGGTAAATGCTGTGTGATTTTCCAGGTTCTTTTGTGTGCAGAATTCGGCAAGAATATCCAAAGCCGCATTGACTTCTGAGTCCATGTCCATCTGTTCGTATTGGTTGTAACGCTCAACACGATTGGGCTGACCAGTATA